TCCGGCGCGCGTAGCAATGAGCGCCCAGGGCGCCGAGCACGGTGAGCGCGCAGGCTTTCTGCAGCAGCTGATCGCGTGGGGCATCAATTCAGTGTTTGAGCTCCCCCCCGGGTGGGAAGTGAAGCTGATCGAATCCAACGGCCGCGGGTGGGAAGTGTTCAGCAAGGAGATCGAGACCTCGGATCTCGAGAGCATGATCGCGCTCGCGGGGCAGGTGGTCACCGTCACCGGTGGCACTGGATTCGCTAACGCCGACATTCACAAGACGATCCGCGCGGATCTCATCAAGGAGACCGCCGAATCCCTCGCGCACACCGTGTGCTCGCAGGGGATCCCCCCGTGGCTCTATGCGGTGCACGGCCCCGAGGCGCTCGCCGAGTCGCCGCGGTTCCAGTGGGATACTGATCCCCCGGAGGACCGCGACAGCGAGGCCAAAGCGCTGCTCGGATTCGGGCAAGCGATCCTCTCGCTCACCCAAGCGCTCGCGCCTTACGGCCAAATGCCCAACATCGCCGAGATCGCGCAGCGCTACGGGGTGCCGGTCTCAATGCAATCCGAGGCGGTGTGCAAGGCGCTCGCCGCTGAGGCAGCCGCTAACGCCAACGCGAGCGCAAGCCCCACCAACACCGAGCCCGCAGGGGCGCCCGCCGAGGCAGCATGACGTGGAAATTTGAGCGACCGGGGATCTTGGCGATCGAGCCGAGTGCGCTGGGAATGGAGCACACCTCCACCAAGCCCGCGGCCGCGTTCGAGCTCACCGGCCGCACTGCGGTGGTGGATGTGCGGGGCCCGATCACGTTCGAACAGACCCCGCTCGTGCTGAGCTACCGCGAGCTCCGGGCGCGCGCGTGCGCTGCGCTCGACAGCGAGGCGCGCGAGGTGGTGCTGCGGTTCGCGAGCCCCGGTGGTGATGTGTGGGGGGCGTTCGACACGGCCCGCGCGATCCGAGCTGCGGCCGATGCCGCCGGCAAAAAGCTGATCGCATTCGTGGAAGGTCAGTGCTGCAGCGCAGCCTACGCGCTCGCCGCGGTGTGCCATGAGATTGTGTGCACCGATACGGCCGTTCTCGGCAGCATCGGCGTGATTGAGGTCTCCACCGAGCTCAGCCGGCAGATCGATGCCGCGGGGGTGCGCGTCACCGTGATCACCTCGGGCGCCCGCAAAGCCGATGGGCACCCCGCAGTGCCGGTGACCGATGAGGCTCGCGCGGCCATGCAAGCGCGCGTGGACGCTATGGCCGAGGTGTTTTTCGAGCACTGCGCCGCTCACCGCCCGCAGCTCGGAGATCCCTCGGCATTCGCCGCGGGGGTGCGCGTGGGGCGTGACGCGGTGGCCTCACAGCTCGCCGATCGGGTGGCGACACTCGATGAGCTACTCGCAGTGATTGACTTGCCCACCGCCCCCGCGGGTGCCGAGGCAGTGGGTGTTAAGGGGCTCGCGATGGCCAAAGCCAAGAGCAACGCAACGCGAGAGGCGCTTGTCGCCGCAATCGGTGACGACAGCGACAAGGAACAATGCGCCCGCGCCAAGCGTGCGCTCGCCGCCTACGACGGCGACGACGAACCGGCCGCGGCTGCGGAGCCCGAGCCCAAGGAGGAGCCCAAGGAGGAGCCGGTAGCGGCCGCCTCCGCTGAGCCCTCCGACGAGGAAAAGGAAAAGGCCAAGGCGGCTGCGGCCAAGGCAGCGGCGGAAGCGGCTCCGGCTGCGGCTCGCGCTGCGGCGCCGAGTGCAGCGGAGATCGCTCGCTCGGTGGCTGACGAAATCACTAGCCGGGCTCGCGCCGAGGCGGCCGCTGCGGCGGTGCTCGCCGAGCGCACGGCGCTCTACACCGAGTGGCAGCTCGAGGCGTCCAGCCCCCTGCGCGCCACGCTGGATCGGCTGCCGGTGGCTGAGGCTCGCACAGTGCTCGCCGCTGTGCCGAAGCCGAAAACTCCGTTTGTCAATCCGGCGGTGGGCACTCCGCGCGCCACCGTTGGCGCTGGCCAGGGTGCACCGGCGCTCGCCGATGCCGCTGCTCAGGCGCAGCTGGATCGCGCGTTCAACACTCAAGCTTACGGTCCGAGCGCCACGCACTCGGGCTCTGTTTCCACGTTCTCTGTAGTCAAGGGGGCTGAATGACCGCACTAGCTGCCGAGCGCATCGGCTCACGCGAAAACTGGGGCTTGATCGATTTCACGCTGACCAGTGGCACCAAGGCATGGAAGAACGGCATGGCCGGCCTGGATGTTACCACCGGCAAAGTGAAGCCGATGGTGGCCGGCAGCACGCTGCTGTTTATCGGCAAGTTCAACCGCACGGTTGATGCCGCAGCGGCCGAAAAGATCGTCAGTGTTCGGCTCCACGATGAGATCGCGGCCGAGTACTGGGAGAACCTCACCGCGGGCGATGCGGTTGCCGCAACCGATGTGGGCAAGATCTGCTATGTCGCCGACGATCAGAGCGTGACGATCACCCCGCTCGCCCGGCAGGTTGCCGGTGTGGTGCTCAAGGTGAGCACTGAGGGCGTGCTCGTGATGGCGCTGCCGTGGGGCTTTGCGCTGCCGTGTCATCTGCCGGCGCTCAACGCGCTCGGTGCTTTCGCTGCGGGCGATCTGGCGATCACCAGCGCGATGCTGGTGCACGAAGCGGTGTACGACCTGCCGGCCACCGCGGCCAACAGCACCATTTCGCTACCCACCGCCGTGGGCAACGAGGGCAAGCGCGTCCACTTCGTGGCCGACGGCACCAAGAACGGCCACACGCTCACGCTGCGCGACGTGGCCACCGCGATCACCGCGGCTGCCACCGCCTCCAAGCGCCTCATGTTCACCGCCGTGGCTCGTGACGGCAAGTGGTACGCAACTCTAGCAATCGCCCCCTGATCCGTAGCTTCCTTTCGCTTCCCATCACCCCGTACCGCGTAGGCGGTTGGCTCCAATGAATGGCCGCACTGACTCCCGAATTCGTGTTCAACCTCGAGACGCGCATGAAGGCGCGCACGAGCAACGCCTACGCGACGCTCAATAGCGAAACGTGGTGGAACAAGGTCTGTAAGGTCGAGTCCAGCGATTCGCTCAAGACGATCGCGTACTGGCTGCTCAGCACCGCTCAGATCCGGGACCAGGGCACGCTCGGTGGAAACATCCACTTTGCGGATCAGAGCTCGGTGAAATTCGAGTACGAAACCAAGTACGCCGGTGAGGGGCTCCGGCTCCGCCGCCAGCAGCTCGAAGATCTGGACGGCATGGGCATCGAGCTCGCCAGCGCTTGGAGCCGCGATATCGGCGCTTACATGGCCTACTGGCCCCAGAAGCTCGCCGCGCACGCGCTGCGCAACGGCCACACGGCTGCGCTGTATACGGCCTACGACTCCAAGGCTTTCTTCGCCACGGATCACCCCGTCAACCCGAACAAGGCAAGCGCCGGCACCTACGCCAACCTGCTCACCGCCAGCGATGCGGCCGACATTTCCACGGCTGTCACGGCTGATGTTGCGCTTGCAAATCTCGGCAAGGTGTTCGCCAAGCTCGCAAGCGTCAAGATGCCGAACGGTGAGGATCCGCGCAACCTCCGCCCCGCGTTCCTGCTCGTGGGGCCCACGCTGTTCCCCCGCGCCGTGCAGCTCACCAGCGCCAAGTTCCTAGCTCAGGCTGCGAGCTCGGGCGGTGGTGCTGCCGATGTGGAAGCTGTGATCCGCGCGCTCGGCTACGCGCAACCGGTGATGGTGCCGGAGCTCGCTGGCTTCGAATCGGATACCACCTACTTCGTGGCCGCGCAGCCCGTGGCCGGCGATGATATGGCCCCGCTGATCTACAACGAGCGCGAGGCTTTCAAGATCAACTATTACGGGCTCTTGGATTCCGACAAGCTCGGCCGAATGGATGAGTTCGAGTGGCAGGCGCGTGGCCGCAACGCGATGATCCCCGGCCAGCCTTTCGAGCTGTTCAAGGTCAAGGCCGCGTAAGGGGGGCCCCTGCCCTACCTAGATGTGGCTGGGCTGAAAGCCTTGTCGGTTGCGCCCGATGAGGCTTTCACCGACCTCGAGTCACGCTACCCCGGCTGGCTGCTCGCGCAGCTCGGCGCGTGGAGCGCGTGGATCGATGGGCGCTTGCGCAAGCGCTACGCGGCCCCGTTCGCGCTGCCTTATCCGGTGGCGGTGACGGGCTGGCTCGCGCGCATCGTGACGGCTGCGGCCTATCACAAGCGCGGCGTGGACCCCACCGATCAAATGGTGGGGCAGGTGATCGAGGATGGCAACGCAGCTCGCCTCGAGGTCGCTGAGGCCGCCAACGGTGACACGGGGCTTTGGGATCTGCCGTTGCGGGCCGACACCACCGCCACCGGCATCAGCAAGGGTGGCCCGCTCGGCTACACCGAAACCGATCCCTACACGTGGACCACCGTGCAGCGTGATCGCTACACCGGGGGCTCGTGAGCAGTGAGGCAGCACTTGACCGGCTGATCGCAAGGATCCGCGAGCTCGGCCACTTGCCCGAGCGCATTGCGCCCGAGGTCGCGCGCGAGCTTGACAAGCAGCTCCGTGCCAACATCGCTGCGGGGCGGGGCCCCGATGGCAAGGCGTGGCCGCTGCGCCTCGACGGTGGGCAGGCGCTCCAGAACGCCGGGGCCGAGCTCACGGTGCGCGCCGAGGGCTCGGCGGTGGTGGCCACCCTGCGCGGCAACGCTGCGCGCCACCACCTCGGCAAGGCTGCCGGCTACAAGGCGCGCGGGATCGTGCGGCGCATCCTCCCGAGCCGGCGCCTCGCAAAGCCGCTCGTGGCAGCGCTCAAGGCGGTGGTGCTGCGGGCCGGCGGAAAGGTGCTCCGCGGTGGCTGACACACTCGCACTGGAAAAGCTGTTTGATGATGTGGTGCTCGCGTTTGGCCGAGCTGCGGCTGTGGTTACGCGCACCGGCACCGCTACG